AATGGACTGTCTGTAGCCTTCCGGCACCGCTAGAGGCTGAAGGAGCATTTGCGGCTGATTCTGAGACATACTGGAAGCACTTGGATTCCCACGTTCTAAAGCCAACGGCTAACCGAGCGGGACGGATCAAACATCTATGGTTCAAGCGAAACAACCGATGGCCGGACCATTTGCATGATTGCGAGTTGATGCAATTGGCCATGGTGATGTTGTGGAATGATCTAGCGTCCAGCACCGCTGAAAATTCTGGTGGTTGACAGATCGCTGTCACTGTGGATAGTCCGCGCAAGTGTTCACTTACACAGTAGCGACAAAGAGAGCTTACTTGCGTACCACATACGCGAGCAAAGGTGCTTTGACGCTACTCGAAGCGTTGACCGCAAAGCTTACTGTCTCGGCTAACTCGCAAGAGTCCGGTCAGATTGTCAGACAAACGTCTAGCAGTGACGTTTCTGTCGAATTCGCTGAACCCGGAAAGGGTACGGCGGCTCCGATTGAGATGCTGGAAATGTGGGAGTCTCTGCTTGGTGATTACGATTACGCTGTCACTTTGCTTGCCGGAGACGGAATCACTGCTCCGACTGATCTTCAGATCTATAACAAGATTCTTGGAGCAATCTTGATTTCGACCACTCGTTACTACGGAGACTTCACGCAGTTCCGTCGAGAGCCTACCACTCGGATGTCATAATGGGAATCCTAGCCACCATCCGAGAAAAGCTGTTTCCTGCACCTGCTAACAAGTACGAGGGAGCGAGTCAGTCTTTGCGTCGTTCGTATCTGGATACGTCTTACACGTCTGCTCGTTTCGACGTTACCAGTTCGACCCGACAAGCCATTGTCAGAAAGTCGCGTTTCTTTGAACAGAACAACGCGATAATGAACAGGTTGGGAGATCTGTTTGAGTCATACACAGTTGGCTCTTCGTTCTCTGTTCAACCTGCTTCATCTGATCCTGCTTGGAATCTCAAAGCCAAGAAGTGGTTTGATATCTGGTGCCGTTATCCCGATATCGGTTCCCGTCAGTCGTTCTCGACGCTCATGGGCCAAGCCGCCCGTGGTTGGTTTTATGACGGTGAGTCTTTCCTTTTGCTTACCCGTGGAGAGAGCGGAAAGCCGCGCTTGCAGTTGATTGAGGCTCAATCCATTGCAACTCCGGTGGGCATGGAGTCTGACCTGACCGTGTTTGACGGCATCAGGTTTGACCCGAAGACGGGACGTGCCGTCGCCTACTTCATCGGTTCCGAGAAGACGCAGGGAAATCTAGTCGATGTTCGCTCCATTCCTGCGGATTCGGTCGTTCACATTTACGAGCCGAATCGTCCCGGTCAACTCCGAGGTCTCCCGTTCGTCAGTGCGGTTATCAATGATCTCCACGACCTCGACGACCTCCAGAAGCTGGAGATGGAAGCTTGCAAACTCGGAGCCTCAGTCGCTCAGATCGTGAAGACCGTAAGCGGTGAGATCCAAGCTTCTAGTCTCCGCGCTGGCATTGGTGCGAATGTCACTCCTAACACTGCCGAGACATATTACGAGCAGGTGTTTGGTTCTTCTGTTAAGGTTCTCAAGAACGGAGACACTTTCGAGCAATTCGCCACCGAGCGTCCCGGTGTCAATATGCGGGAATACTGGCGGCAATTGACCGAGAAGGTTTGCGCTGGTGTCGGTATTCCATACGTTCTGGTCTATCCCGAGTCCATGCAGGGAACGGTCTATCGCGGTGCGCTGGATATGTCCGCTGTTTGGTTCCGGTCGCGTCATCAAGTGATGGCTTCTGCCGCACGGCGTATTTATGAATACGTCATGGAGTATGCTATCAAGAGCGATCCGACTCTCAATGACGCTCCTTCTGATTGGTACGAAGTTTCTATCACTGCTCCACGCTCGCCCAATGTTGACGTTGGCAGGAACTCTGCGGCTCAGCTTGCCGAGTTGGAAGCCGGTGTTGTGACTTATGATGAAGTCTACGGTGCGCGTGGGCTTGATTGGCGTTCTGCTCTTGAGGCTAAGGCTCAACAAGCACTCTTTGTGCGTCAACTAGCTGATAAATATGGCGTTGATGTCTCGGAAATTTCGGTGATTCAGAAAGAGCGTCCGGCGGCTAGTGCTGCACCTGCTATTGACATTGAAGACGAATCTTCTGAATCTCCGTCGCCAGTTGCTCCGTCTGAAGGTGGATCACAACCGCTTGTCGTAGAACAAACCGAAGTGACCGCTTCAGTCAAAAAGCAACGCAAGCCGCGAGCCAAGAAAACCGAATGAGCTTCACCAAAAAGTCAGACTGGCTCTATTACGCACCGGCAAACGCTGCCGGTGAGACTTCGACCATCCAGATCTTCGACCAGATCGGAGAAGACTGGTATGGTGGAAGTGGTCTGTCTGCCAAGCAATTCTCGGACGTTCTTAACGAGATCGGGAATGGTCCTCTCTTAATTGAGATCAACTCTCCCGGTGGCAACGTTTGGGATGGTCTCAGCATCTATAACCAGCTTCGCGGTCGCAAAGCTCCGGTGACCACTCGGGTTGTCGGAATTGCGGCTTCGATTGCTTCCATCATTGCTCTTGCCGGTGATCGCGTTGAGATGGCCGATGCCGCTTTGATGATGATTCACGATCCGTCTGGAGTGGCTTCTGGCACTTCCGAGGATATGCGAAAAATGGCTGATGCTCTTGATCAACACGCTGAAGTGTTGGTTGGGGTGTACGCCAAGAAGACCGGCAAGTCTCCTGAGTCCATCCGCGCCGCGATGAAGGCTGAGACTTGGTTCACCACCGAGGAAGCTCTGGCTTTCGGGCTGGTGGACAAGCCGATCAAGCAGCTTGCGATGGCTGCTAAATGGCATCCGCGAGCCGTGACTAAGACTGCTCCTCCTACGGTCAAAAACAACCTTCAGCGCGGTATTCAGCAGTACGAGGAAGGACTTGGTGGTGATGGTCTTGAGGAGGCCACCGTCATTGACGCTCGCAATCTCGTTAAAGGCGAAGAGCCGAGTCCGCAGAAGATCAAGAAAGCCGTCGCTTGGTGGGCTAGGAACGAGCGTTTCCTTGAGGCCGAGCCTAATACTCCTGCCGATGTCGCTTCCAACTTGTGGGGCGGAGCGGCTGGACGCGATTGGTTCAAAGCTCTTGCCGTCCAGTTGGACGAAGAGGAAGAGCTTACGGAACCCGAAGATAAGATTTCTACCAACAGCACCAATGCTGTTGGAGAGGCTGGCGTGAAGACGCCGCATCCAACACACAACAACACCGACACAACCATGTCTGACACGAACACTGTGGCGGCTGCGGCTCCTGCTGCTTCCGTCGACCTTGCTGCCGTCCTCGCCAAGTTGGCGACGATTGAGGCCGCGATGAAGTCCCCCACCGCCGCCCCCGCTCCCGAGCCGGTGCGTCCGGTCATTGAGAACCTCGGCAACCCGCTGCTTGAGAAGCATCGGGGCTTCCGCGCTGGTGCCGAGCGTCGCAAGTTCCTTGTGGAGAACCACAGCGAGCTTCTCCGTCAGCAGAGCATTTTTGCTCCGCAGAACGCGAACACCTTCGCTTCCACTCTCGTGGTGGATTACCTCGCTGATGCGGTTATTACCGTTGCCGCTACCAAGCTGGCTCTGGTGTCCGCTTTCTCTCGCAACGTGGGTCTGGATAACCTCCGCCCGAAGGCCACCGTTCGCGTGAAGAAGTTCACGACCGGCACTGCCGCTCAGGTCAACCCGACCAACTGGGAGAGCAACAACGATTCGACGCTCGCTGCGACGACCGTTTCGGTTGATCAGATCTCCAAGAACTTCACGGTTTCTCAGGAGGAGCTGAATCAGGGTTTCGCTCTGGCCGATTTGGCTCAGGGTTCCGCTGATCTGTTCGCTTACGGTATCAGCGACAAGATCACCGCCGTGATGACCGCTGCCAACTATGGCACCGCGACCACCATCGGCACCGCTGCCAACTTCGACACCAGCGACCTCCCCACGATCTTGGCTCTCGCCAAGAACTACCGCAGCAAGAACCTCGTTCTGGACGGCGGACACATTGCCCGTCTGATGTTCTCGTCTGCCGCGAACACGTTCCCTGACGGTCGATTGGAGGCTCTGGCTAACGGTCGCTTTGGCTTTGATGTCATCGCTGAGAACAACCGCTGGACCGGTGCTGAGACCAACACCGCTGGCTTCGTCTGCGGTCCTGACGCAATTGCCATCGCGGCTGGTCTGCCGGTGGGCATGATTGCTGGCGAGTTCATCGAACAGCGCGTTGTGACGACCAACAACGGTCTGTCCTGCTTGCTGTCCGTCTGGTACTCCCGCGCTACCCGCTCGCACATGGCGTCTTACGACATCATGTTTGGTGCCGCTGCTGCGGATACCACTCAGGCCGAGGTTCTGATCACCGCTTAATCCTGACGGATATGCGTATCGCAACCACCATTGCAGTGGACAAGAACGGCAAGAGTAAAATCGTTTCTGGTCCCGATGTTGACGCGACTCTCCAGCGCGACAGCTTCAACACTGCGAGCGTTCCCGAAGGAGGCAAGCTCATCCTGTGGATACAGGGAGCCTTAGCACCGAAAGTCCGAAAAGGTTGAACCTAAAATTGGGGAGGCTGCTGGAAAGTTCCGGTGGCCTCCCCTCTAACCAGATTTCAAAATGTCCGCTTACCAGACCGATGTAGCAACGCAGGATTCGATGGGTCATCAGGGTTTCACTCTGGTCACCGGAACTTCCGCTCAGACGAGCGGTTACATCGCAATTCAGACCATCACCGCGACCGTGATCTCGTCCATTGCTGGTACTGGTATCACCGGCACATGGAGCGGAACCACCATTCCCGCTGGAATTACCATCGTTGGTAAGATCAGCAGCTTTACGCTGACCTCTGGTGCGGTCATCGCTTACTTCGCCCGAGCCACCACCTAATGACTCTCGCGCTCTCACTGCAACTGTCCACGTCGGATGATGCCATCGAAGTGGCATATCCTGCTATGGACCGTTACCTGATGCAGGAGGACGCGACCTCATTCGTTCTCCAAGAGGACGGAACTTCCAAAATCGTTTTCTCACTTTCCACCGACTAATCCTGACCTATGGCAGACTCTAAGATTACAGCCCTGACGAGCATCGGAACTTCCACCGATCCGGCAAACGACCCGCTTGTCATTGTCGATGTAAACGATACGTCGATGGCTTTGACCGGAACGACCAAGAAGGTCACGCTCAATCAGCTTCTCGCTACGTCTCCCACCGCCACCCTCGCCTCCGCCACCATCACCGGCGATCTGACGGTGGACAC